TTGTGGGATGCTACTACTGATGTGCCTTTACTTAACCTGCCACAAGACTGGGAAGACACTATAGACTTTTCAGCTTTTGGTATTCCGAATAATGCGGCTGCAGGAAAGACAGGAGATATTCTTGTTACTACTGTAGGGGCTACAGCAGGGGATACTTATTTGCTTGTTTTAACTTTAACCAAGTCTTATGCCAGCGTCTAAGAGAAAGGGAACTATGAAAGGCCACAGCATTAAAAGTGGTCATAAGCGTCCGACTAAATCTGGTGCAGGTATGACCAAGAAGGGTGTGGCTAAATACCGTAGGGACAACCCCGGCTCTAAACTTAAGACAGCCGTTACTGGTAAAGTAAAGAAAGGCAGTAAAGCTGCAGCCCGGCGTAAGTCGTTCTGCGCACGTTCTGCTGGTCAGATGAAAAAATTTCCAAAAGCAGCTAAAGACCCTAATTCTAGGCTGCGTCAAGCCAGAAAACGGTGGAAGTGTTAATGCCAAGTAAGACTAAGAAACAAGCAAAATTTATGGCGGCAGTAGCTAATAACCCTAAATTTGCTAAAAAAGCGGGAGTACCGCAGAGTGTAGGACAAGAGTTTGCTAACGCAGATAAGAGGAATAAAGATATGCCAAGTTATTTTGACAGTACTAAAAAGAAGCCCGGTAAAGCTGTTAAGAAGTACAACCGGGGTGGAATGGCCCACGATAAGAAAGTCTTACGTAATCTTGATGATGAGGTTTACCGTATTGCTCCCAAAGAACGCATGGGTGGCGCGGAAGGCCGGGATGCGCGTCAAGAACGCTTGCGTATAAACAAGGAAAAGCGCTTTGAAAAGAATCGAATGGGTGGTATGGCTGCTGGTGGTAAGGTTAAAAAGCAGGGATATAATGACCGCTTAGATGAGTCTTTGGGGGCCAGAAATGGCAAGAAGTCTCAAAGCCTTAAGTCTCGCAGGGATGAAAGTAAAGGTATGGAAAAAGCTAAAGGAAAAGGGGCTTATTCCGGTGCTTCTACTATGATGTCAGATGGTGGCAAGGTTAGTGGTAAAACTACCAGAAGGCGTGGTGATGGCCCAATTATGCAACGTGGATTTACACGCGGTGGAATGGTTTAATTTATTGGTTTCTAAGGAGAAATACTATGGTTGGTTTATTTGGTAGACCTGATCCTAACGCAAAAGAAGCACCAAAAGCTGCTCCTAAAAAAGCCGCTCCTAAAAAATCTGCCCCTAAAAAAGCGTCTAAGTAATGATGCCTTGTAGAGGGATGGGGAAAATAAACCCCGATAAAATGCCTAAAGCAGGTAGAAAAACAACTGCCTTAAAGAAAGGTGGTTGGATTCAGGATGCCATTAAAAAACCCGGTGCGCTTAAACGTGAGCTGGGGGTAAAAGCTGGTGAAAAAATACCTGCTAAAAAGTTAAATACAGCTGCTAAAGCTTCTGGGAAACTAGGGCAACGCGCACGTCTAGCTAAAACTTTGAGAGGCATGGCCTGATGGCAACCACTAACACAGCTACGTTTACAATGGACTTTACAGAGATTGCTGAAGAAGCATTTGAGCGTGCTGGGCGTGAGCTGCATTCTGGCTATGACCTTAAAACTGCTAGACGGTCAATGAACTTATTGACTATTGAGTGGGCCAATCGCGGCATTAATATGTGGACTATTGATGAGGGATTTATAAACCTTGTTCAAGGTACAGCTACCTACGATTTACCCGCTGCTACCATTGATTTGATTGAGCAAGTTATAAGAACGAATGCAGGTAGTGCTACGCTGCAAAGTGATCTTAATCTTTCACGTATTAGTGTCTCTACTTACTCTTCTGTGCCCAACAAATTAACACAGGGTAGACCTATTCAAGTATGGGTAGACAGACTTAGGGATAACCCTACTGTAACCGTATGGCCTGTGCCTGACCAAGGTACTGCTCTTGCTCCGTATTACATACTCAGATATTGGAGATTACGGCGTATACAGGATGCTGGTTCAGGAGTGCAAACTCCAGATATGAACTTTAGGTTTTTCCCTGCACTTGTATCTGGGTTGGCCTATTACATTGCCACTAAAATCCCCGAGTTAATGCCTCGTATAGAAATGCTTAAAGGGCAGTACGATGAACAATATGCTTTGGCTGCAGGAGAAGATAGAGAAAAAGCTTCAATTAGCTTGATACCTCGTATGTATGGGACGGGGTAGGGATGAGTGAAAGGTACGCATCGGGTAGAAATGCGTTAGCAGAATGTGACGTTTGTGGTTTTCAGTATAAGTTACGACAGTTAAAGCCATTAGTAGTTAAAGCGGTTGTTACAGGGATAAAAGCCTGTCCTGAATGTTGGAACCCTGACCAACCGCAATTAATGTTGGGTGTGTTCCCCGTATCAGACCCACAAGCAATACGTAACCCACGACCTGATTTTACGGGGTATCCGCAGAGTCGGGCACATATTGAACCGGTAGACCAGCTTGTTGCTTTTGGGCATATTGGATTGGTTACCATAGTAATTACTTAGGGGAAAGCCGTGGCTAAAAAAGGATTGTACGCAAACATTAATGCACGAAAGAAGAAAGGTACGAGTAGGCCAAAAGCCAAAAGCACTATTAGTCCTAAAGCTTACGCCAATATGAAGAAAGGTTTTCCTAAATCGAGGTGAAACAATGGATAAGATTAAAGTTAAGAAGTGGCCCGGTGTTAAAGAATACAATCCGGGTACAAAAGTAAACTCACCAGAAAACTCTTCTGCCCCTGTTAAAACTACTGGGATCAAGATACGTGGTGTAGGTGCAGCAACTAAAGGCATTATCGCCCGTGGGCCAATGGCCTAGAGGTATAGCAAGTGAACTACACTGAGTTAAAAACCAACATAGAAGACATCTGTGAACAAACGTTTACAGCGGATCAGTTGGCTATGTTCACTCAGCAAGCTGAGCAACAAATATATGCCACAGTAGATATACCTGCTATGCGGATTAACCAAACAGGTACTACCACTATTAACAATAAGTACCTGACGATGCCTACGAATATGCTTTATGTTTATTCACTGGCCGTCATAGACGCAGCCAATGATTACCATTATTTAATAAACAAAGATGTAAGTTTTATTAGGGAAGCTTATCCCGATGCAGCTGATACCGCATTGCCCGTACACTATGGGATTTTTGCAGATGGGACTTTTATTTTAGGGCCAACCCCCGATGCAGCTTATGCGTCAGAAATACACTTTGCCAAGTATCCTACTTCTATAGTAACGGCTGGGACTACGTGGCTTGGCACTGAATTTGATTCTGCATTGCTGAATGGTGCCTTGGTAGAGGCTATACGGTTCCAAAAAGGTGAGCCGGACATGGTAGCGTTGTACGAGAAATTGTATTTACAAGCTATGGCCCTCCTTAAAAATCTGGGATCAGGAAGACTTGAAACAGATACGTACCGTTCAGGGGTGGTACGTATCACTCCCCAATAAAGGATAAAGTATGTTAAGCACAGCAGGTGGAATGGAAGTAGGAATAGTTAAAGTAGGAACGGTATCTAACCGTGGTTTTACCCCTGAAGAAATAGCTGAACAAGCTTTAGATAAGATTATCTCTATAGGTAATAACTCACACCCTGTTATACAGGCGCAAGCAGAAGCATTTAGGAAAGAAATTAAAGGGGTCTTGGTGAGCTATCTACGCCAAGCGGTGGCTTCACATAACACTACATTAACCAATCGTTTCACGGATGCTGGGCATCCCGAATTAGTAAAACTACTAGAGGTATAACATGGCAATTACAATCACAACGGCAATGCCTACAACGTTCAAAGTAGAACTTCTTAAAGGTCTGCATAATTTTACGGCGGGGAGCACTCGGTTTAAGATGGCTCTTTTTACGGCTACAGCTACAGGCAGTGGAACCTATGGTGCTGCAACCACTAATTATTCTGACATGGGTTCGGATGAACTTCCCACAGCTACAGGCTACACCAGACCGGGTGAGTTTCTTACGTCTGTTACCCCTACTGCTGACGGTACTACCGCTATTTTAGACTTTGACAATGAAACATGGTCTACATCTAGTTTTACTACTTGTGGTGGTTTGATCTATGACACTGGGGATTCTGATTCTGCTTGTGCTGTGTTGAGTTTTGGAGGGGATCAGACAGTAAGTACTGGTGATTTTCAAATCCAATTCCCAGCTCCAGCAGCAGCTACGGCGATTATTCGTATAGCCTAGTAGGAGCTTGTGGTGACCGGATGGGGCGAACGAGCATGGGGGTTCAACCAATGGGGTGGCGCTCCCGCTACCGTTGTCTACCTTGGTGCTGTCTGGGGTGCTCGTGGGTGGGGTGAAGAAGCATGGGGTGCTAACGGCATTTCCACAGTTGGTACCGGTGCTATTGGGTCGGTTGTTGTAAGTTACAGCAGCATAGCTTACCCAACAGGAGTACAAGGAACAGGGGCAATAGGCACTGTTGTAACGAACTACAGCAACCTCACTATTCCAACAGGGGTAGAAGGCACAGGGGCAGTAGGAACCCCATCAATAGTACCAACTTTTGCTATTACTGGGGTTCAAGGTGTAGGGCAAATAAACAGTGTTAGCACTAACACTAGCGATTCAATCGT